CACCGAGCAGCGATGTTGTGGCTGCGCCACGGGGTGACGCGCTCCGCCGACTGGGTGTGTTGAGCGGGGTTGTTAAATCTGTAGGCGCACCAACAGGTGCTGTACCTAGCTTGTCGTTACCTGCGCGACCGGGAAGGGTGTCTGAGCCTGACGGTGTGGGTGCTGGAGTTGGTGTGATGTTGCCGTTGCCTGAGCCTGTGCTGCCACCGCTAAGCGCGTCGCCATACCCGGCGTTATTCCTACCACGTTGAGTCTGTGTACCACGGGCGTCGTCGCCTGAGTTACTACCTGACGCTTCACCACCCATCAAGCTGCTCCTAAGAGCGTCTTGGCCTTGGTCTTGGCCTCGTCGGTCACGCCCTGCCCGCTAGTCAAGATCGTACTCGCCCGACCTGATCGCGCCGCCATACGGCGTCGGGCGTCAAGCGCCGCGCCTTGAACCTCTGCGTCAGATCGTGACGGTGGTGGTGGTGCTGGGGCGGGGGCTTCCATCTTTGGGGAAGAGCTGAACAACGCGGTCATACATGTGTCCCTAAAATGCAACAGTGATATTTATAACACACTCTACACAAAAAAATACTCGGGCGCAAGGCCCGAGTAAGTTTAACAGGGAGGGCGCTCAAGCAGTCTACCAGAGGAAGGGATGAGAAACCTCAAAGACTGCGAGCGCCTACGCAAACATATCATAATCCATATTCTTTGCAACCCTTGTTTTGCGTCTAATGGTCCGCGTGTCCTTCCGACCAATCGTCCTGCTGAACGTAGCCGCCAGCGCATCGGCCCAATCCGGCGAGGCGTGGCCCCGCTTCTTCATCTTCTCCTTCTGCTCCAGCTTGATCTGACCTTTCAAACTAAACTCATACATCGGGCCGCACAGGTCGTCGCACAGCTCCTTGTTGTTCGGCAGTGCCCCATTGGCGATCCAATCCCTCATACGCCCCCAGAGTTCCGTCCGGTGGTTGCTGTACATGTCTTTATCCTGCGCTCCACCTCCGACCTTGACCTCAATGACATTATACCCTGACGATTTAAGAACATCGGTGACACCTCCACCAACGCCGTCGCTTTCAATAAACACTCCATCGGGTTTGTACTTGTCAATTGCTCTTGCACAATACTCTGCCAGCTCAACGACTGAGCATTTCTGGTAGGACTGCATGGGGATACTTCGTGCGTCTTTGCCTTGTCTGAAGGCGATAATCGCTTTGTCATTACCAAACCTCGCTGGGTCCACCCCCATCAACAGGGGCGCACCGTCGTCGTAGAACACCTCACGCGCCACCGCGTCATCCACATCACCTCGCCCGATAAACTGCTGGTCGCCCTGCCGTGGGAACTGACCATACACCTCAACCCGTGCCTGATCAGAGTCTTCACCATACTGCGCGATGATGCTGCTGTACAGCGCGTGGTCGTTCTCCTCGACCGATCTGCCGTCGATGTTGGCGTGGTTCCACTGATCCCGGTTGCCGTGGAAACAGTTGAAGAACTCCCCCGTTGGGTTCCGTGGGTTGCTGATGGCGATCCAGAAGCGGTGGACCGTTTTATCCGTGAAGTACCCCTGCGCCACCGGCCAGATGACAGACGGTATGCCGCTGGCCTCGTCGAACAGCACACACATACCCTGCTGGCTGTGGATGCCCGCGTAGGCGTCCGGAGCCTCTTCCGACCACAGCCGCGCCTGGATGTACCAGTAGGCGTCATCGTAGTCCGTCGTCTCCTTCATGGCTTGGATCAAAAAGTCTGAAGGCCGTAGGCTCATAGCATTATGCTCGAACCACCGGGAGTTTATCGCCATCGTCGCCCACTTCCTGATCTCCGGAAAGGTCGTCGACTTCAACTGTTGCTCGGTATTCGCCGAGACAACAACCGTAGAACTGGGGATGCAACTGAACATCCAGATACTAATCCACGCGAGGAAGGCCGACTTCCCGATCCCACGTCCAGAGGCCCGCGCTATCTTCAAAAGTGTAGGGTCGAGGCCTTGGGTCACTGCGTTGTGGTTCTGGCGTATGTGATCACGCATCTGGGTCAAGGCTTCAAGCTGCCACTGGCGTGGGCCCTTGAACCTCTCGAGCGGTGAGTTTGGCTTCCCCCAGGGAAAAGCAAACATCACGAAAGCTAAAGGGTCGTCTCTGAACTCTAACATCTTGAGTATAAGCTGCTGCTCGTCGGGATGGGCTGTTTGCTTAGGCATTTAATAACTCCCTTTCATCGTCTGCATAGTGCCACCCACCCCAACCTGTACGGCAGCGTTGCGCTATTGATTGCCTCGTCCGGTTATGCGCCTCCGCCGCCACTGCCGCTGAAGGATACACGATACCATCAGGGCAGACAACCTTACGCCCTTTAGGGTGGTTGCTGCGGTCCTTCAAATGCGCGTGATCATCAGAGCGCGTCCAGTTGTCTGGACGGAGCTTAATCGTAGCGGCGCGTTTTGCTAGAACTTGGGGCTGCTGATGGTTGTCTGTGGAAAGGATTATTTCGCAATTAGTCTTAGAGTAAGGGCCGGTATCGTTGAAACGGGACATCACATACTCCCCTTTACACACCCCCCGCTGTAGGATGTGTCCGCTATCTATCCAGAAATTCAACCAACCCTTAAAATCAAACTCCCAACTTATGTCCCGTTGTTGTGAGTTACTACGTTGAGTGAGAAAGGCTTTCCGGAGCTCGATCATTAATGACTGGCGCTGCGATCTGTCCTCCACGATAGCTGTCAGCTTAGTGTGTATATGCGCTGCGTCATCAGGTGTTAGGTGGGCTGAGGTCTTATAAGCCATCCGGTTTCTCCTATACGTGAACTGTTGAACTGCTGAGGTGTAAGGTAACAGCTTTAAGGAAAAGATCAAGGGCTTATGGAAAAAATTTTAAAAAATAATATAAAAAGTGTCGGGGTCAGGTCCACAGTCTACAGCCGCGCCGCGATCTCGGGGGTGCCCCCGCCCCACCCCCCGGCCTCGAGTTTTGAGCTTCCAGGTCACGGCCTTAAGCTTATGGAAAAGATCAAACGTGATAACATCTATTATGCGAAATTGCCTATCTAATGATATCAAGGGCTTACAAGCTTTTAGCGTCAATCTCAGGGCTTATAGGTATTGGTTCCTCTATATCCTGGCTGTCGGGCTCTATAGTTGCGAGCTGTTTAGTATTAGGTATAAGACTTATAGGCTCATGATCTATCGTGCTATTGAATTGCTGCAATCGCTGGGAAGCTTCGAGCATGGCGGCTCCTAGGTCCAAAGAGTGCTTTATGTCGACGGCAACGGCCGTCGGAATGCACTTAGAGACAAGTGAACAGAAAACAGCCGGGTGATCATTAGCCAAATTGACTAGATATTTTCCGTCTCTATTAACAGTGTTAAACGCATGTTCAACTGCATCCTTTACCGCGATAGTAATCTTATTTTGCGAACCCTTAGTCCGAGCCATTAATCACCTTTGTTATTTAATTAAGGTACTATAATACCGCACGAAACATAATTACGCCAAATACCATAAACGCGAAAGATAATTACGTCAAATTGTGTTTTCACGAAACATTATTGTTATTTTCATTTTGGGGTTTACAATATATGACATAATGGCGCATATTTACTTATCGAAACAAACAAAAGGGATTTAAACAATGTTTTCATTTAAAGCACCAAACGGTTACCAGATATCTATGTTTGAGTGTGTAAAGGGTTATGGCGTAACCTACGGGGCGCAAGTTGAAACTGAGTTAACCGCAAAACAAGCATTGGATGAAATCACTAATTCATTAAGGCACGCAATGGAGTGTGAAGGGTTGTTCGATGCGGATCACCTAGTTGAGGATGACGAATAATCCTTTCTAAATTGCCCTGGTCGCAAAACAGGCCAGGGCAAAAAGAAACGATTGTGTTTCAACTCAAAACAAAAGGGATTAAACAATGGATTATAAATATCGCGTAACATGTAAAAGCCGGAACAAAAAGACCGGGCCTATTATGGTGACAACTACCGAAAAGAAATCTTGCCCGAAAGCCTGTCCGCTTAAGGATAACGGCTGCTACGCCGACGGCGGGCCACTAGCTATCGTTTGGCGCGACACGGAGACAATGGGAAAAGATATCGATGGGTTATGTGATGATATCAAAGCTTTAAAACGTGGCGCGTTATGGCGACATAATCAGGCTGGCGATTTACCTCACAAGGGGGGAACAATTGATTTCAAAGCGTTGGTAAAAATAGCCGACGCGAACAAAGGGAAACGAGGTTTTACATATACCCACCATGATATGAGAAACCTAGTCAATCAAAATTGCGTTGAATATGCTAATACCCACGGGTTCACGATCAACCTAAGCGCCAACAATTTAAACGAAGCGGATCAACTTAAAAAAGTAAATATCGGCCCTGTCGTGGTTGTGTTACCTGAAACACAAGTAACAAACCTAAAAACCCCTGCAGGTAACAAGGTTACTGTTTGCCCTGCTGCAATTGATAAAACCGATAAAATCAATTGCGCCAATTGTAAGCTTTGCGCGATAGCAGACCGGGAAACAATTATCGGCTTTCCGGCCCATGGTATGAGGAAAAAGAAAGCGGGCATAATTGCCAGTGCTTAATTGTTTCCGCCTTGCACCAGGTCAAAACAGGCCTGGTGCAATGGGAAACAATTAGGTTTCGAAAACAGAAAGGAAAAGACAATGACCACCTATTCACCAGAGAGAATAAACGAAATGTATCTGGACTGGGTCAATAATTTTTTAACCATTGAGCGGTTCGCGGAATATTACGGCATCCGAGAACAAACGGCGGAATATATTATTCGCGCCGGTCGCATTGCAAACCATAAAACCGAAGGGAAAAATCATGACATCATTTAAACCTGTTTTCATATTCCAGAACGGAAACGAGCGTACAAGCAATAACCAACGCTTCGGATCATACGAAGAGGCGGAAGCTTCCGCACACGCCCGGTTCATGGTTTGGACCATGCCCGAAGGCTATGACGTTGAGGAAACACGCGAACCCGTCAACTATATTCGGGTCAATGGTATCGATAAACCCATTTGAGCGTTTTAAGTGGGGCTGGAGACGTGAAACACTCCAGCCCTACACCTACTACCTAAAAAACAAATACAAGAACCCAGCACCCAAAAACAAGGACGCTAGACCATGATCAGAACATTCATAAAAGACTTCGTAACCTTATCCCTAATTCTAGGCTTGGCATTTATTGCCTTACCATTATTCAGCGCAATGATAGGTGCAGGGCAATGACCGGCGAACAATTCACGGCGCACCGAAAAAACATGGGTTTAAGCCAGACAAAAATGGGGCAGCGTTTGGGGTTGTCATTACGGCAAATTCAACGCTACGAAAAAACAGAAACGCCGATACCAAAAACTGTCGCCATCCTGATCGACGTAATGGATACCCGGCGGCTCCCAAAAAAGAACCCGTCCTGATCGACGCCGCACAAATTGTAGTCACAAAAACAAATGGGGGCCGCTTGGCCCCCATTTTCACATTTAGTCGGAAGTCGGCTAGAACGGCTTTTTCCATGTAATGCTAAATAATACCTTTTCTTATTTTCTTAATCTAGACTCCATAGAATCATAGACTTATGGACTAAGGGACTATACTAAAAGAAAAACCGCAGAAAGCTGCGACGTAAAAAATTAGTCCAGTCCATTTTAGCCCGGACTAACCCGGACTAAATGAATACCATTGGTTGCGGCATCCAGCTCCCGCTCAATCTCTGCGATATCACGCCTTTGATCGACATCCCGCCACTTTAAAACATTCCGAATGGCCCTGATCTCCTCTTGTTTACCTTTGATGGTATAACGCGCACCTTTTTCTACCTCTCTCAACGTCTTGATCTTGCGCCAGATCATCCGCGTGACACCTTCCGGGGCTGTCATAACATGCGGATAATCCAGTTCTCGAGCACCCTGAACGACAGCCCCGCGCAGCGAAGAACGTGTCACTATGTCCGATTTATGGTTGTCAATTATCCACTCTAAAATAAGGTCTGAGGGTGGGCGTGAACTCTCAATCATTGCTGCTTTCATCCGGGTCATCGGCGGGTAGATATTATCGTATTCGGTCACGTCCCGGTG